CACTTACCCTGATCTATTCGCCCAGTGTGACGGGACGGCTCAGGCTCGGACCGGGTTGTTCGTGACCCAGCAACGGCGGAAGAGTTTCGGTTTCTCGTACCGTACGTCGATCGGCAGTGACCAGACCAACGACCTCGGATACAAGATCCACATCGTTTACAACGCCCTCGCTGAGGCATCTGATCGGTCGTACGAGACGGTCAGCGACGACGTCAGTCCGATTGAATTCAGTTGGAGCGTAACGACTCGGCCTCCTGTGATGGCGGGGTACAAACGAACCGCTCATATCGAGATCGATTCACGGACTACCAACACTGAGGTTCTGAAGGCCATCGAAGATGCTCTCTACGGAGATGCGGATCATTCGCCTCGGCTTCTGTCCTTCACCGAGGTTGCCGCGATGTACGACGCCTTCTACCACTTCGAAGTGATCGACAACGGAGACGGAACGTTCACCATCAACGGTCCGGACGAAGCCATTGTGTCTCTGGGCGACGATCTTCTTCAGTTCAACTGGCCGACCGTGATCGCGATCGACGCGGAACACAACACCATCAGCTCTGGGTAGAAAGGAGGGCCCGTGGCATATTCTCCATCACTGATCGATGACTTCAACGATGGCACCATTGACCCTGCTAAGTGGGCCATCATCCAGGGACCAGGCGCTACCGAATCTGGTGGAACGCTCAACCTGCCGTGCAACATGAACTACCCCCGGGTCGAGGGTCAGATCCTCCATGATCTCTCGAACGGGATATTCGCGGCGAAACTCTCCGCAACAGGTACCCGAGTCGAAGCATCCGAGTTCTACATCGGCGCTCACGACGGAGCTGGTAACCATATCTCGGCGATGGGCGGCGCCAACGGCGCTTACCTCACGTTCCAGCCGGGCGGTCTCGCTACCTCCAGCAACGTAGTAGTCACTGACACGACCGTTGGTATCGGGTGGGACTGGACCCCAGGTAACTGGTGGGGTATCGGCAACATGGGTACCGACAACATCGTCCGGATGTACAACTCCGCCGACGGTCAGACCTGGAACGAGATGGCCAGGTGCACTGTTGGTGGAACCTTCAACAAGTTCCACACGGGTCTGGTCTGCATGGCCGGAATCTGGAACGGGACCCTCACAGATCTCACCGCGAAGTTCGACGACGCGACTTTCTGGGTCTCCGAAACCGGAGGAGATTCATATCATCCCGTGAAGATCCGGTCCGGAGGAGGCTGGGTTACGGCGATGCCCAAGGTTCGTGTAGACGGAGCGTGGATTTCCACACATCCCAAGCCACGAGTCGGCGGCACTTGGATCGCATCCTGATCCGTCTATCAAACAAAGAAAGGTGGTCCTGTGGCTACGGTAACCGTAGTAACCGCTGATAGAACACTTGAGATCGAAGCCGCTTCGATCACTGGCGGAACCGTCAACGCCGGGGGCCATCTGATCCTCACAAGGCATGATGGAACCGAGATCGACGTCGGCGCTGTCTCCGGAATGCGTCTGTACGACGGCGACTCCTACGAAGCGGTGGACGCATTTTCATACATCGGAACTGCCGACCCGGGAGCCGTGGCTGATGGTTCCGTGTGGTACGACACCGATGACGCCGGTCCCTTCGCAAGCGACACGCAGAAGGGGCTCGTCGAGCTCGCCACGTCCGCTGAAACAGCAACCGGAACGGATGTCACTCGTGCGGTTACCCCTGCGGGTCTGGCGGCCCTTCCGGGGACTCGGGTTCAGGTCGTCTCCGGTATCGCTGAAACCGCGATCCCGAGTGCATTTCCTACCGGCGTTTCGATGCAGTCGGTCACGTCTGGTTCTGGCTGGACGCCAAACGGCGGTTTCGGAACCATCGTGACGCACAACATCTCGAACAACCGTTGTGCTCAGACGTTCTACTCCAGCGCGGGCGGAACGTCATATCCGGGCATGTGGACGCGTCTCTACAACGCTTCCGATGGCGGTGGTGGTTGGACTGTCTGGACTCAGTTGCCCCTCATGGGTACTGCTTCGGCAGACAACGACATCGTCCAGCGCAAGGCCGGGGTGTGGACGAACCGGACCCCTACTCAAGTCCTTGCCGACCTTCCGGCGTCAAGCGCCACGGTTTCGGGGCGTGTCGAACTCGCCACCAACGCCGAGACGATCGCTGGCACCGACGCCGTTCGTGCGGTCACTCCAGCCGGTCTGGCTTCCATGACGCCCCGCAATGACCTCGGGATCTATATTCCGCCGGGTTGGGGTCAGTTCTGGAAGCCGAAGAGGAACGCGGCAGGAACTGGGCTGGCTACGATCGCTGCGGTCGGATCCAGCTCTACGCAGGGTCTGTACGCCTCCAACCTACTCACGACATCGTTCGTGGGGCGGATCATCACGAGCCTCCAGACCACCTACGGTGATGGCGGCAGCGGATATTTCAGCAGCAGCCGCACTACACTTTGGCAAGGGGCTTCCACCCCGATCAACGCCTGGGCTGCTCTGAGCGGTAACTTCGCTACCCTCACGGGCGCTGACTGGGCCGCTGGCAACCCTTACGGTCCTTCCGGTGTATATATGTACACCCAGACCGTCGGGAACACGATCTCGTTCACCTTCCGTGGTACCAAGTGCCGGATCTACACGATCTCCGGTGCGGGTCGTTCCAACTGGTCCTACGCCGTTGACGGCGGAAGCACTGTCAACGTTACCGACTCGGGCACGGGCGGCGACACCGTCCAGGTGACCACTACCGCTACGCTGTCCGCCGGTACTCACACCATCGTCCTGACCAAGGCCGGAAGTGCGGGCACTACGTTCGGCGTTCACGGAGTCACTGGCGAGAACGCCACCGGCGTCGTGGTGAACAACTTCGGCATATCCGGTGCGAGTTCTTCCTACTTCGCCGGATCCGGGTTCATCGACGCTTACGGCATCGGCCGTTGGTCGGGCGGTCCGGACTACCCGGCAGATCTGGTTATTTACGCTGCGGGGGCCAACGACGCCAACGCTGGTGTGGATCCAGACTCCTGGGCCGCGAACCTTCGGGTATTCCTCCAGGGTGTGAAGGACGGTCAGAACATGAGCGCCGTGAAGGCTCTCGGTACGACTGACGTCCTGATCCTGATGCAGCACATCGGTCAGTACGACACCACCAACCTGAAGTGGCAGAGTTACGTCGCTCAGGCTCGGGGTATCGCCGAATCCTACGGTGCTGCACTCGTGAACATGTGGCCGCTCGGCCGGAACTCCTGGAACTACTGGAACTCTCTCGGCTACTGGGGTAACTCAGCGGCTGCGGGCGGTGTGTCGGGTCAGGACTCGATCCACATGTCTGACGCGGGTCACCAGGCCGTCGCCAACGCAATCATTCCGGTCCTCACCTCTTAAGGAGATCAGGTGGCTCAGCTCAATCTCACTACAGGCGACTGCCTGGCCGACAAGGGCAAGATCGGTACGAACACCGCTGGCTTCGGTCTCTCCATCAAGGAGGGAACCAATGCCAAGATGGGAACGGCGACGCTCAACGGAATTACGGACGTGGTGATCAATAACACCTCAGTCACGGCCACCAGTAGGATCATGATGACGATTCAATCCTCGTCGGGAACAAACGTAGGGTCCCCCTATGTGCGAACTCGTACAGCGGGTACGTCCTTCACGATCAGATCCACAACTGCAAGTGACACTTCCGTAGTCGCCTACACGATCATCGAACCAAGTTAGGAGAAAGGGCTGTCATGATTTCGTTCGTCACCACCCGTTCGGGTAAACGAACGGAAGATTACCTCCGGAAGCTCGGCAAAGGCGATATTTACAAGTCGCTGGATGCCCAGGCTCAGAAGGGCGTGACAGCTCTGGCTTCGGCGGTTCCGAAGGACTCTGGATTGGCGGCTGACTCCTGGAGCTACGAGATCGAACGCTCCGGGAGATCAGTCACCATCAAGTGGCTCAACACTGACATCGAGAATGGATTTCCGGTCGCCATCATGCTCCAGTATGGACATGGAACGGGGACCGGTGGCTACGTGCAGGGCACGGACTACATCAATCCTGCCATGCGCCCGATATTTGACAGCATCGCAGATCAGGTATGGAAGGCGGTGACCTCCGCATGACCACCGTGGATGAGCGCATCGTCCAGATGAAGTTCGAGAATGCCGCTTTTCAGCAGGGCGTTCAGCAGACCATATCTTCGTTGGAGAGGCTCAACAAGAGTCTGCAACTCCAGGGCTCTACGAAGGGTCTCCAGGGGGTCTCCGTCATAGCCCAGCAGTTCGATCAGCATATTACTCGAACTCGGAACTCCCTCGGTCAGTTCACCACCGGCATTCAGCAATCTTCTACCGTAGCGCAGAGCTTCGGCCAGAAAATGGAGACCTCTCAGGGAATCCTCGGTCGTTTCGCCACCGGTTTTTCCTCGGTGGTATCTCACGTAACTACTTTCGGACAGAAGGTCGAAGCTGGGCGGAACTCTCTCGGACAGTTCACCAGTGGACTGACTTCAACGGGAGGCGCCGCCGACAGGGCCAGTTCGTCCCTCAAGAACATCGAGAACAACGTCTCATCTCTGGCTGGGAAGTTCTCAGCTCTCAGTACCATGGCTACAGGTGCTCTGCTGAGTATCGGAGCGAGGGCATCTCAGGCCGGTCTCCAGTTGGCGAACTCTTTCACGTTCGCGCCCATCCTTTCAGGCTTCCACGAGTACGAGACGAATCTCAACTCGATCCAGACCATCCTGGCGAACACGGCGGCTGCGGGTACGAATCTCAAGGACGTCAATGGCGCCCTTAACGAGCTCAACCACTACGCCGACCAGACGATCTACAACTTCTCCGAGATGGCGAAGAACATCGGCACCTTCACGGCCGCCGGTGTCGGGCTCAAGGAATCAACTGCGGCGATCAAGGGTATCGCCAACCTGGCGGCCCTGTCCGGCTCCAACTCGGAGCAGGCTTCGGGCGCCATGTATCAGCTCTCGCAGGCGATATCCGCAGGCCGGGTGTCCCTGGAGGACTGGAACTCTGTCGTCAACGCCGGTATGGGCGGCACCGTATTCCAGCGTGCTCTGGCTATGAATGCCGAGAAGATGGGCACGCTGAAGGACGGAGCCGTAAAGCTCAAGGGCGAGATGAAGAACGTCACCATCAGTGGCAAGTCGTTCCGTGAGTCCATCACGGCGAAGCCCGGCGAGGAATCGTGGTTGACGTCCAAGGTCCTGACACGGACTCTGTCTCAGTTCACTGGTGACCTGTCCAACGCTCAGCTCAAGGCTCAAGGTTTCAACAAGGAACAGATCGCGGCCATCCAGAAGCAGGCCAAGATGGCCAAGGAAGCCGCTACCCAGGTCAAGACCTTCAGCCAGTTGATGGACACGACCAAGGAATCAATCGGTTCCGGCTGGACGACGACATGGCAGCTCATATTCGGTGATTTCACCGAAGCCAAGGGCTTGTTCACCGGGGTCAGCAAGTCCATCGGTAAGATCGTCGGTGACTCTTCCGATGCCCGAAACAAGATGTTGAAGGAATGGAAGAAGTTCGGCGGTCGAGATGCTCTGATCGAGGGTCTGGGCAACGCGTTCAAGGCTCTCGGGTCGGTCATCAAGCCGATCAAGGACGCCTTCCGGGAGATATTCCCGGCCACCACCGGTAAGCAGCTAGCGTCCATGACGAAGTCCTTCGCGGACTTCATGGGGAAGCTGAAGCTGGGCAGTGAGACTGCGGCAAATCTCAAGCGTACTTTCGCTGGGGTGTTCGCTATCTTCGGCATCGGCTGGGAAATCATCAAGCAGGTCGCCAAGACCATATTCGGCCTCTTCGGTGAGGTCGGTAAGGGTAGTGGCGGTTTCCTCAAGGCCACCGCGAGCGTCGGCGACTTCTTCGTCGCCCTGCACAAGGCAGTCAAGGAAGGTGACGGACTCAAGAAGTTCTTTGAGGGTCTCGGTAAGATTCTTGCCATCCCGATCAAGTTGGTTCAGAAGCTCGGCGGATATTTGGCCGATCTGTTCA